CCCAGTTGCAGAGTTGTTACCTGCTCTAATTACGTAGAGATCACTTGAATATCTAAGATAATAAGATGCGCTGTGGAAGTCAATAGTATTCGTATCATCGGGTGATCCAAATGATGCTACTAAAGTTCCTTCGTTGTTTACGAGAGTCGGTTCATTACAAGGACCCCAGCGGTAATTACCAACAATCGCGCCTGTGGAAGTAGGAACGTTTGGTACGCCGTTAGTTAGGTCAATTTCTCTTGTAATTACTGCCGGAGACTCTGATGGTGCATATATTGCCATGTCGTTTCCTTTTCCAATCTAATTGAATTATAAGTTACATAATACGGTTGTCTGTTCAATTACTTATATTTATATACATTTGATTTTAAAGTTCATTGCCGTTCCACTCTTTGACCGACCACTCTTCTGGCTGTTCTAATCCCCATGGACTAGTAGATAAAGCCGGAGCAGGGATATCATTTAATCCATCATCGACAAATCCCCAGTCTAGTATATCATTGTCAATTTCTTGCATTCTTTGTTGGAACATCAAATCTCTTATATTGATATCAGTTAATTCTTGGAATGCGGTCGTACCTGCAAAATAACCAAACATTACCAAGTTCATAACTATATCATCATGATTTCCATCAGATGCTTCATATGAAGAGCCACGGGCAGTAAATGTTGATATTTCCATTATAGTGTCTTCATCAACTATTTCTAATTTATTATTTTCTAATAGATCTTTAAATGATGAGCATCCAATTCTTTTGACTTTTCTTGTCATAAGAATACCAATTGCATCAGCTTTAATCGTCGATTCTACAAAAACATTTTCATATTCTAAATCATGGTATAGTCCATTACATACAACCATTCCAGCATCGTTAGATTCTATTACTACTATTGCATCATTGTACAATTTCCCATACTTATATATAATATTAGGGAAGAGGAGAGGAGAGATAAGATTATTGCGATATACAGCAACCTGCCGTAATGGCTCCGCGCTTACGTCGATTACACTAAACGTGCTATAATCCTGTCCTCTTCCCTTTGCTACATCCACACAAACAACATATTCGTGGCCTTCAATAGGATCACTGTAAACTTTTACATCATCATTAGTGATTCGTGTAGGATCGGCTCGTCGAAGAGCTAGTAATGTTGGAGCATCAATAAGAGTATCACCTGTTCCAAAAAATGTATTTCCGAATTCTTGATCAAATTGTAATGGCGATGTATTAGCTATAGTGGAATTTTTCCATTCTTCATCACGACCTGGGACATCCCACCAATCTACTCTAAATGGCGCAAATCCATTTACTCCTTGAATAGCACCTTCCCATATTTTGTGAAAGATATTACCTAAACCATTTGCGGTAGAGGTTATAATAACTTTTGTATCTTTACCAGATGACACAACAGGATATGTTGAGGTATAGAACTCAGCAGCTCTTTCAACAAATGCAAACTCATCAAGATAAAGTAAGTTAACAGACATACCACGAATAGATGATCCGGATGTTGCTGCTGCAACGATTCTTGAATTATTACTAAATTCAATAGAACCTTTATTCAGTGCTTTGCATCCAGGCTGTAAAAAGAATGGTAGATTCTCTAACATAAGAGTAACACGACCAAGCATTTCTCGCGCAGTTGCACCTTTGTTTGCCATTACAGCAATTACTTTTTCAGTGTTAAATAGAGCAAACCATAGAAGATATGCTACAGATGAAATAGATTTGCCAGATTGCCGACATGCTAAAACAATATTAAATCTATTTGAATTGAATTGCTCAAACATTTTCTCTTGATATGGATACAAATCAAATGGGACTAATCCCTTATCAAGGTGAATTACTTTACAATATTTCTTTGCAAAATATGCTGGTTCTTGTAAGCATCGAGCGTATTCTCTAATTTCATCATTGGTCCATTGTTGTACAACCCCGTCACGTTTAACATTCGGATTGCCTAAATATGATTCATTCTTTTCCATCGTCTAATCTACCTGTAATATCAATCACGTTATCATCTTGTGGAGGTTTATTCATGTCATGAAGCATCCGTTGTAATTCTACAGTAGATCCCACGAACAAATTATTTGTAGTTCCTTCAGGCGCGGTAACTTGAAGAATGTCTTTACGTTCAAACTCTTTTTTCTTTTTGTGTAAATCCATAAGTCTATCATTTACATCAGAAACATTTTTAATCATACCAGACACCACTTCAAATGCTCTGGGATGCTCAAGCGACCGTGCAACTTCAATCATATCTTCAAGTGCAGCATTACCCTTTTCAATTAAATCGTAGTAAGTCCTACGAGAATAATCAAAATCATCTTCAGGTAAATTATCTGACTTCTTCCAATCTGACATTACGTATTCCTAATTATTTTTGCCATAGCCTGAGGACTTGATGTTGCGGCTCTTTGAGCTGCAGCTTTAGCCGCTTTGGCTTCAGGGGACAGTGTAACTCTATCTGGTTCTACTTCACGTGTTTTCTTGGGTGAAGTAGGAGTATGATTTGGTCCATATGGAGACATCATAGAAACGCCACCGACCATTGATTCGGTTCTAAATTGTGAAAAAGTTTTCATGGTGCGTTTCCTGTTAAAGCTGATTTAGCATAAGCTAATCTACCTGGTGCTGCAGCTTTTGCTCGGGCCGCAGCTTCTTTTCTTGCCTTTTCATCGGCTCGTTTTTTCTGCCAGTTCCGTGCTGCTTTATATGTATCAACTGGATGCTCAATACTTTTTCCTACAGCTTTTCCAAGTTTACTACCATAATGCATACCGGCTTTAGCTCCCGCGGCAGCACCTGCGGCTGTTGCAATTGCCGTACCAATTGTAGGTACACCTGCAGCAGCAACCGTCGCCATACCCACGCCGGCACCAAGTGCCGCGCCACCAACAATACCCAGACCTGCTGCTCCAGCAACTTTTAGTCCAGTTGAAAGAATACCTTCATCTATTCTTAGTTCTTCTTGCAGTTGCCTAAAATTTTTCATTTTTAGTATTCCTTTAAAAATTTATTGTGACGAGTCGCCGTAATAATCAGTATCGATAGTAAAGCCAAAGTCACCAAATGGAGATGCATTAGCAGGGTTTGGTGTGGTTGTCTGTTTAACATATAACCCGTCAGAGTCTGCACCACTTGTAAGAATTGCGGCTTTATCAATATACACATCAGTGATAGCTTTCGTAATAATCTTAGATCCTCTGAATGGTCCATGGAAATTAACTTTCATTCCAAAGTCCATTGTGTAAATAATAGTTCTTCTTGATTCCACAGCACCTTCAAAATCATCCATAAATGCGACTGATTGTAAAACAATTGGTACATCTTCTTTTACATCACTATATTCACCAAATGGTTTTATTGTTAAAGTATATTGCGGATTGAAGTATGGAACAATTTGCTCAACTATCTGTAATGCATCATCTTGTAATTTAGCATAAATATTTAACTGAAAGAATATAGTATATGGTGTAGGAGAGAATATTTTATTAGCTTGAGTGTTACTAGATCCTATTGCTTTGTCGTAGTGATTATTTTTAGGCAAAACTCTTTCTGGATCATATGCTAGTGATGTGATTTCAAATGACATTCTTGGTAACTTTAATGCTACTTTAGTATCCTCAATAAGCGTAGGATTTTCTCTGATTCTTTCAAGATACTTATCTTTTGGTGCATACGCCAAAGGTACTTTTACTTGATCTAAAATCGCGCCAGTTTTATTTGTCCTATGAACACTAATGTTATTAAACACTGTTCCAAATGTAGCAACTGCTTTTCTGATTCTTTCGTGATAAAAATGTTGAAACATTATGGATCCTCCGCATCACCAAATGGGTTTCCTTCAGAGAAATCTAAGAAGTTTACAAGTGAACCTGTTTGTGTATTAGCATCAAAGATATCATTTTGTGCTGAGAGATAACCAACATCTTCATTAACAGTAAGAATTGTCCGAGTTCTAGCATATAAGTACGTATTCGAATCTACGTTTTTACCATAGAAGACATTAAACGGGAACACGAATTGATCGCTTGGTCTATCATTGACAATAATTTTTCCAACAGTAAAGTTAATTGTTCCATCTGATGGACCTCCATTAACTGCAAAGGCACTATCCGTACCAATATGACCTACTTCTAATATATCAGTTTCAGCATTGTAAGATATAACTTCTGCAACAATTTTAGCAAAGCCGCCGCTGATTGATGTAAGTGATGAATCTATTTGATAAATATTCTCACCAACATGGAAGTCTAATCCGCCTTCACGATTTAAACTATCGAATGCATTATTCAGTTGTAGAGACACATTTGCCGCATCACCTTCGATACCATCAATCATTGCAATACCAGTATCAAGATCTTCACTGCTATATACGAATAATTCACAACGAAGGTTGTATGTTGGAACATTGTTTAATTGATAAAACGGTTGCTCGTGCTCAACATGCATGATTTCAAACATTGAATTAGATAAAGGAAGATATAATACATCACCTTCTCTTGGTCTAATTGAAGTAATCTGATTAGCATTTTGCTCAATTACATGCCGCCATCTTCGACGTGATACTATAAAGGTTGCGGCATCTCTGATTTCAACTCCGAACTTTGAAAAAAGATCACCTTCTCCATCAAAGCCCTGTTGGTTCTCGATATACATTTCAATCTTATAAGCAGTTGAAAATTTAGATGGAACATCTTCACCAAAAATTTTATCTTCGTTAACAATCTCGCGCGGCATATAATAGACATCTTGACCATAAATCTTTAATGATTCTATGATAATGTCTTCATATAAATTTTGTTCATTTGCCGGCTTATCAGCAAAAAAGTGATTCTTTGCCATGGGTTATCCTATATAAAAATCAATTGGTAGTTCGTATTCTAACCTAAGCTTCTCTTCTAATCCTGCAAGCTCCTGTGTAGCATCATCATATAATTGTCTACCATTTAACATTACACCGCCGGGTAAAGTCATGCCTTCAAATTTAAGTAAGTTTGAGCCCCACTGCTGTTTAATAAGAGCAGTTGTATAAGCCTTTAACCAAATGTCATTAAAAATTGACCGTGTTCCAGTTGTTGTTGCTGGATCGACAATTTCGTATACTTCTGCGACTAAATACTCACCAGCCTTAACATCACCTTGTGAAAAATCACCGTGAAGATGTAATCGGCCTTGTCTACGTGAAAATGTTATCTGAGGTGTGCCCGATATAACTGTATTCATCATTTCAACATATTGATGCATTTGAGTATAATATGCTAATCCGCCAGAAAAGTTACTAAGATTGACCATATCATTTAGCATCATTTGATACTTAACATCGAACATTCCAGCCGCGCTTCCGACTCTTAAAGGAAACAAATGGGTTACGTACAGAACACTGTTTGGAACTGGAATGTATTTATTTGTGACATCGGTTGCGGTGACCAAGTGCTTTAAATATGTTTTAACAGTAGCATCTGAATGATACTCTTGATACAACGCAAGCGCTTCATCTATTCTATCATCTATTTGTTCATCTGCAACGTTTATATCAATGACTGGAGAACCAAGCCTACGTAAACAATAATCCTGTAGCTCTTCTCTGGTATCTATTATTGCCATACTAACATCCTAATTTAAATAGTCTTTAGTCTATTTATATAGTTTTTTACTTCAATCATCCATCTGACCATGATTGAGCGCCGGCCCCAGTTACTGCTGCGGCCGACCCTCCACCAAAATTTATCACCTTAACTGCATTAATCAGACTATTGAGTGCCACACCTTCCGAAGCACTATCAAGACTATTAAGCATTACACCATTACTATTGAGTATAAATGCTACGCCTTCTGAAGCACTATCAAGTGTATGAACATGTGCTAATATTGCTGCCATTTTATTTTACCCTACTTTTATGCGTATGGAACATTATCTTCAGGAAATGCATAACATGCTTTAACATTAGCAATGTATCCCCGATAATCTCCTGTCATATGTGGTTTCATTATTCTATATCTAGTAGAACCTTCTACTATTACAGCTCCATCAACTGCACAATCATCGGTTGTTCTATAGAAATTCATCATTCTACCACGCCTTGGATTCTTATGCAAATCTCCAGTAGATGTTCCATTAGCCAAAGACATTCTTTGCTGACCAATGAAAGTACATGGTACTAACATGTGCGCCGGGGTGTCGGTTCCAGCAGTGGCAAAACCGTCTTGTCTGAAAGCAGGGGATGGATCAAATGTAGACCACCGTTCATTTATTAATGAATACGATCCCATATGACTCATCCCATTAAGCGGAGAAGTATACCCAGTTCTTACAGTACCACCAGCATCTATATATCTAGGTTG